AATTGCTTGACCTTCTGCTTCGCTGTTCATTAAGTATGCTGGTTCTGCAGATATAACACCAATGCAATGACTACTTGTCTTTGCCGCTGTAGTTTCAGCTTCTCCGCCTACGCACATTGCTGTGCCTACTGGATACTCTTGGTCTGTTGTATATTTTTCTGCTAAGTCAGCATATCTTGCACTTGTTGATACACCGTTAAATACGTTTGCTGATATGTTACCACTTGAGTCACGCACTGCAACTGTGTTGTTTGTTGCGTTTATGTCACCTGTTCTATAGTTTGAACCAACTTGTAGTGCAATCGCTTGTGTTGCTAATCCGTTAAATGAAGTTGCATACATGTTTCTCCATTTATAGTTTGAATCACCAATGTCATACGTTGCTGTAGTTGTTGGAATAAGTCCAGTTGCTTGAACATGGAATGTTTCTGTTGTTACACCACCACTTGACTTAACTCTAAATCTAATTTTCTGTCCAACTGTGTTATCAATAACACCTTCGTTTCCAGCACCTGCTGTATCAATGAAAACTGCTAAGTCGTTTGCCGCACCTACTGTAAATCCTGCGTCTGCAAACCTTACAATTTCACCAAATGAACTTTCTTGTCCTGGCGTATTTTGTACAAAGTTTGCCGCTATAACACCGCCTAATGCTTCAGCATTAGTTGCTGTACCATGGAATCTATGTGCCAAGCTAGTAACACCATTTGCTGAACTAGTTGTATTTCTTAGGGTAAGTCCTTGACGTACTACATCAAAACCAGATATAACGTTTGCTGGATCAGTAGTATCAATAGTAAATTCTGAGTTGCTAACAATAAAAACAACACCATCATCAACAGTACCTTTAATAATAGTTCTGTTTACTTGGTTGCTATCACGTACCTGTGCAGTAACCATAGCACTAACTGTTTCACCAATAGATTGTGGACCAATTAGGACAAATCCACCATCGGAGTTCTGTGCATATAGTTGATTATTGCTAGTATCCCACCAAAAATCACCTGTTGTTAAACCAACTGGCTGTGTTGTGGAAATTTCAGCTCCACCTGTTGTTCTAAACTTAGTTCCGTCATAGAACTTTAATTTTTTTAATGAATTATCAAACCAAATCTGTCCAGATAGTGGACCTGCTGGTTGATTTGCACTAGAAAAGTTTTCTAGTAAATGGATAAAGTTTTCGTTTTGAATCTCACCATATCCAGCATAGTTCTTACCTACTAATTTAAGTGAAGTACTCTGGTCAATGGTGCCGTCTTCAACCGTTACTAACGACCCTCCATTTGTTAAATTTATTACGTATGCCATTTATAAACCCCTAATTGTGTTATATGTATTTATACCAAAGCGCCTGGAGTTAAGTCTTGCACATATCCCCATGCTCCTGAACTTACTCTAAATAATTTTAGTGTTCTTGTTACTGTAGATGTAATGTTACCAGTAGCATCATTAAATGTAGCACTTTGAATAACACTTACAGACCCATCATCATTGCCGCTGTTGTCTTTTTGCTGTACAAGTGTTGTACTTTCGTTAAATGCTGTGTTCAAAGCTGATCCAGTTAGTGTTGCTGTAGCACCTGTAGTAGTTGTACAGTGAATTCTAGCTTCTGTACCATCTTGTTTAGTTGATGCAGGTGAAATATCATTTAAAATAGTGGCAATATTCGTATGCTGTTGGCTAGTACCTGCTGTACCTAGTCCTGTAACGTCTAATGCTAGTGCTAATACTTCTAAATTAATACTACTATCAACATATGCTTTAGTTGCAACGTCTTGATCTGCTGTTGGGTCACTAACATTTCTAATCTGCCTTGCTGTAACAAGGTTAATATTGCCTGCCGCAGTTAAGTTTATACCATTACCACTACCATCAACTGTTGTTGTAGTTAGGTTGTTACCGCCTGTAAAACTAAAACTACCAATGTTAGCTGATGTTAACGCACCAATACTTGTAATACCAACACCTGCTGATCCTGTAATAATATCAACACCATTAAATTTAAGTGAACTTCCGCCTGTTAAGTTAAGACTAACATTTGACGTAAATGCATTTGTTGAGTTACGCCATAAAAATTCTTTAGTACCGTTTGACGATGCTATTGTAAATCCAGCTTGATCAACTCCTGTGTCATCTAATAATGTACTGTCGTCACCTTTTGCAAGTTCGATACTTTTATCTCTTACCAATAATGTTTGTACATCAATACTAGTAGTATCACCATCAATAATTAAGTCTCCTGCAACACGCATGTTGCCACCAACATCTAATGTTTGTGTTGGACTTGTATTATAGATACCAATTCTATTGTTAGTAGAATCAATTGTCATTGCATCAGTTTTACCGCTACTTGTGGTCATTCTAAATGTGTAATTTTGATTACTAACATTATTTTCGTTTACAACACCTTCTGATGTTACTTTTACAACGTTGTTATCTGTTAGTCCTACTGTAAGTCCATTGTTGTTTCTAACTGTTAACGCACCAGATGTTGCATCATCTGAGTCACTAGCAAGGAACTGTGCCGCTGTTCTTGATATATTATTACTATCAACTAGTGCTGATGTTCTTGATGCTGTACCAGCAAAAATAAAGTCTGCATCAACAACGTTAAATCCTTTAACAACGTTACCTGTAAATCCGGGAATAGTATCTACGTTTTGTGGTATAAATGCAACTTTACTCCATAAACCTACAAATGATCCGCCAATCCAATATTTTACAATAGTTCTACTTGTACCTGTTTGGTCAAGTACTGTAATTACTTCAGGTCCAGACTTACCTTGGAATGCATTGTAAATTGGTCCTGCTAGTTCTAAGTCTGTTCCGTCAAAGAAATAAAGCTGATTTGCATCATTATTAATCCACATGTCGCCAGCAACCATTGTTGGCTGTGTAGGTTGTACAATTGGTCCACCGCCTGTAGTCCAGTCAGTGCCTGTGTAAACTTTTATCCTACTGTTTGATGTATCCCACCAAATTTGTCCTGCAAGTGGATTAGCCGGAGAAGAAACGTTTGCAAAATTTTCTAACATTTTAACAAAGTTTTCGTTTATACTTTCGCCAAATCCTGTGTAGTTTTTACCAATTAGTGTGATATCAGTAGTTGCTACGTCAATCTGTCCATCTGCTAGGTTAACAAGTAATGCACCACTAGTCTTATTAATTTGATATGCCATATTAGCCCCCTACTCCTGTATAGATAATATATTTGACTGTTAAGAACGGATTCATAACATTATACGGAGTTCCAAGTTCTGTAATATCAAACGTTTCAAATTCTTCTAGTCCTGTATTACTATTATAAACAATGTTTCTTCTGTTAAGTAATCCACCACTTGAAGTTCTTGCTTGGCCTGCGCCTGATCCTGTTGGTGCATCATATGGAATAGTATCAGCATCTTGTTGTGCACCACTATCATCTAGTATAACATAGAACTGAGCACCTTTTGGTGATCTTAAATCGTGTTCGTGTTCTGGTAAGTTTTTAACGTCAATTGCTCTACTTTCAACTCCTGATGCTAGTCCAACTGTATCAGCGTTAACATCTGATACTCTATTAGCACTCGACCCGCCCATGTTATCAGCACCTAATGGAAATCTACCTCTAAAGTCTGGTAGTCCAAAAAAGCCTGATGCAACTTGACTTTGGTCTTTAAATTGATATTGTATAGCATTGTATAAACTTAAATAATCAGCAATTCTAATTTCTGTACCATCACACAATACCCAACCTGCTGGAGTGTTAACTCCACCAAACGGTACAATAGTTCCAACTGGTATAACCGGAACACTACTAACTAGTGCCGCTTGTGAAATCTTAAACACACCTGTGTCATCACCTGAGATTCTGTTAATAATAATTTCATCATCTGTGTTAGGTGTTGTAGCAAGTGTCTTGTTAGCAATAAACGTATTACTAATTGCTGTGTTAAATGTTTTTGTAGTTCCGCCAATTTGTCCATCAAATGTAATTTGATTAGAACTTACATCTCCGGATAGTTGGAATGTTGATGCACTTGTAAGTTTATTAGCATTTGCCGCTCCACCTGTAACTGTACCTGTAATATTACCAATTAAGTTACCTCTAAATTCAACTGCATGTACTGCTGACCAACGTTTGTCGCTTGTACCTAAGGAATATTGTTGTGTTGCAATTGGTGTTACTGCACCTACTATGCTTGATCCTGCAACATTTAAGTCTGTACCAACAAATAACTTTTTAGCAATACCAACACCACCGCTAATTTTAACTGCTCCAGTTCCAATACTTGCACTATCTGTTGTGCCTTGTACAATTAAGTTTGTACTTGCTTGTATAGAACCTGCTACGTCTAGTGCTTCTGCAGGTGATAGTGTGTTAATACCGACCTTTTCAGTTGAGTCAATTCTAATAACATTTTTCTGTACACCTAAGTTATTAACTTTAAAGTCAATTGGTGCACCTGATGTTAAATTAGTAACAACACCTGATGTACCTTGCACATCAAATGTAACAATAGCATCCTGTCCTACTTGTATTCCTGAGTTATTACTAATTGTTAATTTTTGTGATGATGTACTTGCTACGTCTGATCTTAAAAAGTTACTTGCCGCAACACTTGCTCCTGATACAACTAAGTTTTCTGCTTTTTCACTTGTACCAAGATACTTTGCTATTCCGTCTCCGCCAATATTTGCTGACGATAAGTTCAAGCCAGGCTGAATAATTGTAAATCCTGGGATTGTACTCTTAGGTTGGAATGTTCTTGTTGAATAAATTGCAATAGGATTGCCGCCTACTTCAAGTTGTAGTATAGTATAAAGTACTTCGTCTTTACCTGTTACTACAACAGGCTTTGCGCCTGTTAATAAACCATCACTGTATTCTGGTCCAACTAGTGTCCAACCACTACCTGTAAAAATATATAACTGATTGTTGTCTGTGTCTGACCAAAGGTCGCCTTGTAGTGCATTTGATACGTCTGGTGCTGTGTTTCCTTTTTTAAGTCCACTAGCGTTAACCCAACCTGTACCATCGTATAGTTTAAGTGTATCAATTCCTGTTGAACTGTCGTACCATAACTGTCCTTGTATCGGATTTCTTGGTGCTGATGTATTAGCAAAGTTTTCTAATTGCTTTAAAAAGTTTTCGGCAATAACTGACCCATAACTAGTAGTGTTACGTCCAGGAATATCTAGACTTGTTTGCTGATTAATTGTACTATCTTCAATTGAGATAGTTCCCTTATTCGTGTCTGAGTAGTTAATTGTATATGCCATTATTCGTTAAACCCCGATAAACTTTGTACACGCACAGTATAATCAATTTGGATAAGTCTATTCAAACTCTTTTGTACTGGGTGGAAAATTACATGTGTTAACAGTCTACCTTGTCCTGATGGTAGATAACTTACTAATCCTAATTCATCAAATACATATAAACTATCAGCATTAGTTGCATTGTCAATAGCATCTTGTCCTGATGGTTCACCGTAATCAAGCAAACAACTAACAACGATATCTGTATAGTTAGTGCCACTTACATGCCTTGATTCAATTTTGTTTCTTGCAGGATCTGTGTTATTAACACTTCTATCATCAACAACTTTAATAAACGTTTGGTTATAAAGGCTAGCATTAGTACCTGTACTGTTAGGTGTTAGGTATGTAATAATTCCAGTTGGGTCAATACTAGTTCCTCCGTTGCCAAATGCCATTTGATAAATGGTACCTTGCCCTGCATTAGCTAAACTTTCTGCAAGAGATATACTCATGTTCTCATAGTGGATAGCATTACGTTTATCGACTATAACTTCGCCCGTTTCAGGGTTAGAAATTTTAATATGTCCTTGGAGCATTACTCCGTTTTCTTCTTTTATGTTATCAATCATACCTTTGTCCTATACTGTATTTATTTGGGTAGCTCCACCTTTTCCGCCTTAAAGAAACGTGCTACCAAACTTTCCGCATCATTAAGTGAAATTCCTGGGTCTGTCCAGCGTTTTCCTTGTCTTCTGACAATTTTTATGTTAGCATTCACTACTGGTGTATTTAACAGAGTTACACTTGCTGTTGTACCATCTACTGAAAACTCAGCTAGTGCTGTTTGATCAGCTTCGGGTGAATCTTGATCTAATGCTGGATTAAACACTTGTACTGCGTTTTTACGTAATCTTTTGCCTGCAACAAATACTTCAAACTCATTTACGCTTTTAGGAGTAAATGCTAATGGAAATACTGTTGTTGATCCGTCACCTATTTGTTCATCTACAATAGTTTGATCCATATATGGTGCTGTTTGTATTGGGCCTTGATTGTATACATCACTACCTGCTTCGTGTATACTTGCAACACCAGTTCCTAATGTTCCTCTTTGTATTTGACGCAACACATTGCCTTGTTTAATCAAGTATTCAATGCGTTCTCCATTAATAAACAAAATACCCGGAATACTACTATTCTTATCAGGCTGGCTTAGATTACTTGCATCATCTAAGAATATTTCTTTGTCAAATGTTGCTAAATCTTTTGCAAGTTTAAGTGGTGCAACATCTCCAAGTCGTTTATAAATGTTTCTATTTAAAATATCTTTAAACTGACTAAATCCAAACTTAGGAGTAATTTCTCCTTGAGAGCTAAATTGTATAACTTCAACTACATCATTATCTGCAAATGATCCGTTATATTTTACAAAGTTTCTATCATCTGTTAGTTTGTAATCAACACTTGGTGTTTGTAGTATACCATTAATAGTTAACCAAACATATTGTGCATCAATTGCAGGATATCTTAATTTAACTAGCCCTGCTTTGATATGATTAAACTGTATGTGGTCTTCTGTACCTACAGAAATTACACTTCTTGCAACAACATCAAAGTTCTGTCTTTCAAAGTCCATACTATCATGTTTGTTAAATGTATAAACAGTAAGTTTTTCGCCTTCAGCTGGTGCTGTAATTAATTGTAAGTTTGCTCCGCTGTCTACCCAAGTATTTTGATTGTTAATAACTTGTATATCACCAAACGCATAATCACCGTCGGTGCGTAAGTAAACTTCTAAAATATCACCGTCAGCTCCAATTCCTGGCTCAAGTATAACACTACTATTTGCAGGACGTATATTATATTCAACTGCAATAGTAAGTTCTACACCGTTAAGCAACACTAGTAAGTCTGAGTTATCAAAACTACCAATTGGTGTTTGCCATATTTCTAAGTAATATTCTCTTTGTAAAGCTGTTAACGAAAACTGCTGATTGTATCCAGGATTTAAAATTTTATTTCCTTGTTTAACAATCACATTATGACTATTTGGTTTTGCACTATACGGAGTTTTTGCTAGTGCAAATACTTTAGTACTTCCGTCGCCTGTAAATTCTGATGTTTCTATTTTACTAAACGAATCTACTGCTGTATAAATTGCAAAATTGATCACACTATTATCTGGCGGTGGGCTACCAAATACAATCATTGCTTTTGGATCTTTTTCAGTACTATCACCACTTGACGCTAATATTGATTCAACTAGTTCACCGTTAACTGTAGCATAAAAATCTAACTTCTTATCATAATGTACTTTAGTTATATAAGCAAGTGTACTGCCATCACCTCTAAACTCATTTTGCTCTAAAGAGTTTTTACCGTTGCCGCTAATTGATAAAATATTTACATCTTGGTTTATGTTAGGAACTGTATTAAACTTAACTGTTTTAGTTCTATAGTCTACAGTATACAGCGATTGAGATTGTATTATATCACCAACTTTAACAATTAAGCCATCTTTATTCTGTGGTTGGATACCAAAGTTATACGATCCTATTATACCATCTGTTCTATAAGAATTACTTGATAATACACTGCCGCCATCTTTTGGTCTATGAAATACTCTAATATTTACTGTGTCTAACACTTGTCCCGGAACTTGTTCCTCAGGACCTTTTGATGTTGTTGGACTTATAAAGTCATCACCATCAATAATAATTTCTTCTGGGTTGATACCTCTTGCTGTGCTAAATGCTAAGTCGCCGCCTGTTAATACAGTATCATATGATCTTGGATCTGGTAAAAACGCTCCGTCTGAAGTAGTTTTTCTAAATACAAGTATATCTCCAGACCCTGTTGGAATATCTTCTTCATTAAGTACAATTATACTACTTGCTAAATCACCAGCATCGTCATATAATGCAACACCTGTTTGTCCGGCGCCTGTAATACTTGTTATTTTAGCATTAACATTTTTTTGACTTGCTGTTCCGTAATTAGGATCATCAATTCTTACACCGTTTTTATAAACATTGTAAATAGTTCCTGAAACTAATGGACTAGCAAAATTTAATACTCGTGTACTATCATCACCAATCTGGAAAATTTCATCTTCAAATGTAGTATCAAATGTATCGTAAGTTGTTGTAAACCATTCATCTGAATCCCAACCACTACCTGTACCAAAGTTAAAGCTACTTACTTCTACTCCGCCGTAATCAATGCCTTCTATTAACTGTCCAAGATCGTTTCCGTACATTCCAGTAGTTGGATTGTAGTACAAATTAATTCTATCTTGTGCTTGTAGTAGTTCAGGTGCTTTATTGTATGTAATAACGACTGTTTTACCTACTGCAAGTGCATTAGTAAATGTAATACGTCCTGAAGTTCGTGTATAACCTTTAGTAGTATCTTCAACATTACTAAATGCATACTCACTACGCAATGCTTCTAGTCCATCAACTGTAACTTTAATTTCAGTTGCTTTTAGTTGTACTGGCCATTTTAAATTAAATATCTGTTGATCAATAGTTGAAGTAAATGTTTCAGTTTCAATAAGTGTTTGGAATAAGTAATTTCCTGTAACTCTATCAAACTTACATCTAATGTGTGCAGATCTTGCTTTACCTTTGCCAAGTACAGGACTTAATCTAGCAACTGTACCAGTGTCGCCAAATGATCCTATAATTTGTACAGTAGGACTTGTTAAATAACCACTACCTGTATTTGTAACTTTCACACTTGTTACTTTACCATTAGTACCAATAAATGCTTCTGCTGTTGCGCCTGTGCCGCCGCCGCCGGTAATAATAATCTTAGGTGCAACTGTATATCCTTGTCCTGCGTCAGCAATATTAAAAGATATAACTTCAAATCCAACAGTATCTATCCAGTGCTTTCCTGGGTATGTCAAAACGTTTGCATCGCCTACAGAAATTTCTCCGTTAATAATTTTAACATCTTGCGGTATAATCTTTCCTTCTGAGTCGCTATAGAACGGTGAAAGATCAAAATCTGTTATAACATTACTTGCTGGATCAACCTTTTCATAAGAACTTAAATATTCTCTAATCTTAGTTTTGTAAGGTTTCATTTCTTCAACATATTTTTGGTAACTAGGTAAACTGTCGTTTTGGAAGGTAACTTTTTGTTGTAGCTCGCCAATATTATGTTTGGCTTTTACAAAACTTGTTTTAAATACCCAATCAACATTTGGTTGCTCTGAGAATACATAACGTATCCCTGCAAAAAATAATTCATTCCAGTAAATTGAAAGATTATCTACAAAAATATCTGATTTTAGAATTTCAAGTATTTTTCTAAATTCTGTGTTTGGCTCTGTGTCATAAAAGATTTTATCAAAACTTGCGCCGTCAAATGCTGTATTACTTGCATTAACATCATAAAGACTATTTTTAAATGCAATAGTTCCATTTTCTCTACCAATAGTTTGATAACTTAATGTGTAATCTTGTGTATCTGCATTACTAATTTTTCTTAGTAATAACCAACCACCTGTACCAACATTATTAATTTTAATAATATCATCAATTTGATCATCAAGTGCATAAATTTGGAAACTAGAATCAATAGTATGATTTATAAATGTAAACTGATTATATCCTGGTGAGTACCAATCAACATAATTCCAATATAAATTAATATCATAACTTTGCGTTAGTGTTCTTAAATATTCTGTGCCGTCCCATTGATACACACTCCATTTGCCGCCAATAGTTTCGTCACTCTTAACAAGTACTGCAAATTTTCTAATGGTAACTGCTACACTACTTGTATAATCTCTACCGCCATTAACAATAGTAACATCTGATATTGCGCCATTAGCATCAAGTGTAAATTCTAATACACAACCACTACCGCCGGTATCTGTAATTTTGTATGTAGGAACATTAATATATCCTGCGCCTGCATCATTAATTAACACATTAATAATTACACCGTTTTCAACTTCTAGTGTTAAACTAGCAGGTTTAACTCTAGCAACACTAACAAATCTAATTTCAGCATAACTGTCTGAAGTTGTATCATATAATCCTGTTGCCACTGTAGGTTGAGGATCAAACCCTGTTAATTTAGTTAAGTCAAAATCATCAACAATTAAATTTTTGCTTAGTGAATTATTTGTTCTTTCAACAAACTGTTTACGTGCTTCTGTTCTATTAACAAACCAACTTTGTCTTGGCTCGTTTAATGAACCGTATTTCTCTTTGACTGGTAAATTAATATCCGGTACTGGTCTATCATTTTTATCAAATCCAACTAAACTATCAAACCATTTTTGTTCAATTTCGCTATTAGGTACACTTGTATCTAATCCGTCGGTAATTAATTGATATTGAAGGTGTGTTTGCTGTTGTTGGTTTTCAATTGTCCACCAATTAAAACTGATTGCAGTATCTCTATTATTAATAAAAGATTCACAGTTATGTAGTGCATATCTATTAGATCCTAACATAGCAACAAATTTATAACCTAATCCTGCAGGATCTGAAATTAATCTTGTTACATTAGATGCACTTAGCAATCTATTTTCTACATTTGGTAGTGTTGCTTTGTTCAATACCCAATAATAATAATAAGTTGTAAATGTTTGTGATACTGTATCAAATTTTCTTCTAACGCTATATGCTCCGTCGCCATATAATGTAGTTCCACTAATACCTTGATCAAGTGCAGTTTCGTCATCTGTCTGAGCGTCCCATGCACTTGGTAATAAAGTAGATTCTACCCATTCATAAACATCTACTGTTGTTCCTGCAAATAGTTTATTAAACGTAGCAGTCGATTCTGTAATATCACCTTGATGATGATTAATAAATTTAGCACTATCGATATCCCACCATAACTTACCAATCCATTTATCACTTGTGTAATCTAAAGGATGTGCAGTTATACCAGAATCTGTAGTAGTATTTGAATACCTTGCCGGGTCATAACTTGTTTTGAAAGTTAACTCTTGTTCTGCTGGACCTGCAATCTTTCCTTGAATAGGATCAATATAATCTAAGTAAGTAATTAAACTATTATCAGTTACATTATACAAGTACACGCCTTTAAACTTACTAGTATCTACTGGTAATACTGGTTGTCTTGTAATTGCCCAAGATTCTGTGTTTAATGGTTTTCTATATTCGGCAACTAAGCCTTTATCAATTACACTACTATTTGGTATTTGCTGTTTAGGTAATCCAATATAAACATGATTATTATTTACAAGCATTCTATTACCAAAGTCTTGTGTGTCTAAATTGTATGCAAAGTCTTGGCTGTATAATAACGTGTTGTTAACTGTTTCGTATAAACCTACAACTCCGCTTCCTCTATCAGTAACTTTAAATGCTGTTGAAACATTATCTAATGAAGTAGAATTAGCATCAAACGTTGTTGCTGTAACAATATCGCCGCCTCTTGATGTGACTGCAAGTGTATTGCCGTCAAAATCTAACTTAAACCCAAACTGTGAGTTAGGTTGAATTGTTACAGGACGAATAGTTTGACTGTAACTAAATGTTGTTCCATTTTGTGTGTAAATGTATACTGCTCCAGCGTTAGATTCTATCTCACTGTTTAACGGAGCGCCAACAGCAATTTTAGTACCATCTTCTGAAACTGCAATACTAGTACCAAAGTCTTCTGTTTGATTAAAAGGTTCTAGTATTTGCGAATATTCATAACTTGAATCATTAAGTCTGTATACTACAACTTTTCTATTTGCAATACTACTATCTAATCCTATTACTGCATCGCCTGATTCAATTTCATATACACTTGTATACATTGAATTAGCAACTAATACTTGACCATTAGCATTAACATCAAAGTCTGTACCAAATGCTTCAAGATTGTTTTGATCAAGTGTACTTTCAACTAACGAGAAGTTTGTATCGTTAGGCACATATCCTAATAAATCTAGTCCAGTAGTTTGTGCAGTCCATTGACTAACATTAAATGTTCCTGGGATTAAATTAGTATTTGCTTTATATACTGTTTCTCCAAATCTAACATATTCGTTTTCAAAATAAGTTGCTGAAGTCCTAAAGGTTCCTCTATAATTTTTCTGTACAGATAATGCCCAATCTTCTGTAGAATTTTTATTTACAAAATATATTCTACCTTGATTTTCTTCTGTTGCATCACCTTCTGCATGAATATAAAGTTTATAACTATCTGAATTTGGTTGTACAAATCTTAATTTTGTTCCTAATTTTCTATTGTTAGCACTGTTAGGAACTGTAAAGTAATTAATAAGACTATACGTAACACCTTTTATTTCGTAAATTGCAAATGTACCTTGTTCATTTAACCCTGTTTCATAACCTTCTGCAACAACAGGAAGGTTATATACTCTTGTCCAATCTAAGTTAAGATTTGATGGCGGATTAGCAGTATCTGTAATACCTGCAATACTGTTGGAAGAATAAATCCAGTACTCTAAGTCTCTTAAATAATTTGCGCCTCCAATTACTACAGGAATATTTGTTGCTGTATCTAATATTAATAATGGTCCTGAAATACTATTTTCCATGTGTGCTGAATTAATAGGACCAATAGTTCTTACAGTTGAATCATTTTCAATAAATGTTGCATTTGAATTTGTACCAAAGTCTGATCCTACTGCCCAAGTGCCGTTTCTATTTTTAACATAAATTTTTGCTGTAGCAAACGATCTTTCAATATATGCAATTTCAGCTGTTGATCCTGTTGCAGTATCTGTTAGAGTATCTCCAACATTTGGAATAAACGGATCACCGTTCAAATCAAAGTTTGTTAATCTAACTTCTACATAACCATTCCATACATCAATTACAGTATGCTCTGTATCATTAATATAAGTTGATGTTAATCCAATAGCAGTTGGATCTTGTACTACTCCGTTAACACGAATGTCATTTAACCAAACTCTTGTTTTATCACCTACACTAATACTGTTTCCGTGAACTAACGGTGTTCTAATCCACCACTTACTATCAAGCACTTGTACATTACTTTGTCCTTGTGTATGAGATAGTATTCCTAACTCCGAAACTTTAGTTGGATTAAGAATATTTTGTAGTTGTTTAGTATCTAAAATATTACTAAAGTAAGGATCGTTAACTACATTACCTTCTAGTGTAATATTTTGTATTACTAGATTTGCATTTTTCTCTGTAAGCTCTGTTGAATTAAATGATGAACCAACATCAATATACCACCAACCTGTATGATAATCATCAGTAATTTGAAGTACTTCTTCATATTCTCCAACTAGAATGCCATTTGCATATATTGAACCTGATCCTGTAAATGCTCCGTTTACATTTTTAATATAAACTTGCATCTCGTTTTCATCATTAGTTCTTCTATAGGCTAATGTTGCTCTACAAGTATCTGTAGTAATTTCTGTGCCAGCGTCGGGAACACTTAATGCACTTTGAATATGTACAATGTGTTGTACTTTATTAGCAATAGTGTGTTGTCCATTTAATAATGTTTGAGTAAGTGTACTATCGTTGTTAAATGGTAAGTTACCTGCAAGATTTGTTGCTGTATACTGATTCCATTTAAGGGTTAATATATCACCTATCTTAGTTCCTTCAAACTGTTCTTTTTCTGCTCTAACTAAAATATGATCTGTATCTGAATTAGCGCCTAATGTATAATCACCTCGTACAATATATTCAATTTCTGGATAGCTTTGAGTATCGCTTATATAATCATTCCCTTTAGCTTGAGCATTGGATGAATGATTTTGGTATAACTGTAATGCATCAGCTTCAATATTTCTTGCCGCTTTCCATAACTGACTTGAATATAGTACAATATCATTTTGTAAGTAAGAAATATTATTTTCAAAGTCACCCTTTAATTTACTTTTAACATTTGAAGCATGCGGTGAACCAATTGCAAGATACTTGCCATCTGGACTCATTGCAACACTTTGACCAAATCCGCCATTTGAATCAAACAAAAATAGTTGTTCGTCAATTTGTTGTAAGAATCCAAATTCAGTATTGTCGCTAGGTCTTTGATAAACGTAAACACTACCATTTAAATCTTTAGGCGCAGTAATTGCAATACGGTTATTATTCTTTGATACACTAAATGCACTACCAAAATCTTTTTCAGTTGAGTCTAGCAATCCTGCCGCAGTATTAATAATATTAGGTTTTAATTCAAAAACTTGTCTATTCTTAAGTACAATCCATTTACCAGTGTCGTCATCGTCAACCCAAATTGTATTAGTTGCATTATTATTTCCGGTTAAACTAAACAAATTGTTTGGATCTTTTTTAATACTATCGTTAGCAAGTGATAGTGTAGATAGTCTTGCTTTTTTAAGTTCAGTAATAAAGCCGTTTACTTCTGCATCAGCTTCTGTTGCTTCAACATCTTCGCCTTCAACTGATGCTAGTTTAACAACATTAAGCTCAATACTGTCAACTTTATAATATCCGTTAGTTGTATCTGATATATCATGGATACCAATAATATCACCTTTTGTAAAATTAGCCTGTTTATCTAAAGTAACTGTAAATATATTTTGTTGGCTTTCAGTTACTGCTGTAATTCGATAATCTGTTGATTGGGTTTTATACACTCCCCATGTTTGTTGGCTTTTATCTGTGGCAGTCCAAATATAACTACCTGAAGCATACAAAGTCTGATCTAAAATAGCATCATAGGATACTAATGACGCTGTAACATCTAAAGGATTTACGTAACCTGCTGACTTAGTATAACTGTTGTCATCATTGAAATATTTTGTTGGTAAAGGTTTATGATCATAGTTATCTGGTGTAACATATACTCCATTTCTATCTAATCTATAAATTAAACTTGTATCTTGTGGATTAATTGCATCAACTAGTTCAATTAGTTGTGGTTCTTGTCTATATTTTTCTTCATCGAGAATAAGATCAAACTGTTCGTCACCAGTTGTTGCTCCATAACGTCCTACACGTACAGCCCATTCTTCATAAAATTCTAAACTATCTTTATTAGCACTTCCTAATTTATCAAAAAGTTTTGTAAGGACATTTCTTGTTCCTTTATCTTGTATAGCACCTTGATAAAATTTATACTGACTTATATCATCGTTAATAATATTTTCAAGATACTTACGTTTTTGATATCCTGTTAGATGTTGTGCTAACTTTTGCTGTTCTATATCAAAATTATCAGAATCAAGATCGTAAAAATCTGCAAACTGTCTTGCTTTATAATCAAAGTTAGGTAATAACTGCTGTTCTGGTTTTTCGTTTAATCTTACCCAGTTTGAATCTACAAACTTTTCTGTTCCAGTTATATTTTTTGGAGCAACATAATAAAATTGTTTGTACTTTACTAATGCTCCAATTGAGTAATCTTGCCAAGAAGTCCATTCAGTTGGTGTTGCATCATCAAAAATAAATCCTGGAATATTATATGAGCCATTCCATTCATCTGAACGATATCCTTTTACTTTTATTCTTTCTTGTCTGTAACCTTGAGCTCTATTATAAATTACATCGCCAAAGATAGTATTATTATCAATAATAATTGCATGTTCGTGCTGTACTACAGGAATCTTAAGATGATATATTCCATCATTTGTATTTCTTACAAAGATTCCAAAATCATTTGTATTATCACGCTCAGTTGTTGCAAAATCTGCAAGCAATCGTTTACCGTCTGCTTTTAATAAACTGTAATCATAAAAATTATCGTATATGTCGTCAACAACAGTATATTCTTTTTCAAATTCAATTTGTCTTGCACTTGGACTTAGTGTAAGAATAGTTCCGCTATCCCAAGCCTGCGTAGTCCAGAATAAGAATTCTTTTGCACTTAGTACCCAATTTTCAATTTCTTCAATCTCTTGATTAAAATTATCAAATTTGAAACCTACACTAGTTAAATATCGTTGATACCCAAGTAATAGATCAACTACATCTTGTTTTTCTCTGACCAATGTTCCGTATTGCATTTCTTGTAGTTCTGGTTCAAAGTTAGTTGATACATATGCTGTTGCTCCACCTTCTTCAGGTAACTCAGCTAATTTTTGGAAATTATCTTGGTTAAATGCATCGCCTGCTGTATGCGAAATTTTAACTCTATAATAAGAATCAGATATTTCAACAATCTGTCCTACTTGATATGTTTTTCCTGTTGTCCAAGTTAGGAAATTTTCACTAACTCCTCCAACATTAATTACTACATCACTGTTTTTTCTTCTAACAGGATAATATTTAAATACTGGATTATCTTTATCATACCCTTTTAGAATATATCCTCCAGGAGCTATTTCAATTATAACTCCACTATAGGAATATACATTTAAAGGAATACTTTTAGTTAAATGTATTTTATAATTTTCTTCTGGTACAAAAACATTGCCTTCATTTGTTGGTGTTCTTGAGTCTAATATTAATTTAAATTTTGACTTTTGTGTAAACCCGCCAATTTTAGATCCTAGTTTGTTTTCAACTACTTTTAAACTCTTTGTATATTCATTAAATTTGAGCGTATCGTTGTCAATTAAATATCCTTGCATGTAATTTACAATACCTGCTGTAAATACTCTTGCTGAATCTGTTGCACTATTTGGAAATACTAATTTGTTTAATTCAATACGCTTACTTGTATCTTTATAAACTAATTGGTCAGCTCCATTACGTACAATTCTACTGCGATCAAACGCTAATCCAAAAAACTGTGCTGGTTGATTTAATGCCCACGATATCATTAAACTAAATGGGTAGTGTGAACTTCTACGCCATGCTGTTTCTACAGGACCTTCATCGCCAAATGCAAATTCGTTACCATTAGTAGTAGGAACATTCCCTACAGCATAACCTGTTGCACTTGGTGCTAATAAGTTTCCGTTAGCATCAACCGGAATATACTTGTAAATATCTTCGTTTTTAAACTTGTTTCTATATGTTACTTTTGAACCTTCTACACCTCTTACAATACCTTTGGATAAATCTTCCCAAAGTAATAAGTTACTACTAGTATAAGGTGCTGAACCATACTCAGAATCAAACCAAATTGGCTTTTCTTTAAAGCCAAGTATTTCCCACGGATGACTGTGTGGTCTATCTGTGTTATAAAAGTCTTTGTAAATTGATCTCCAAAAACCTGTTAGAGGGTTGTTGTTAGGATCTCCTGCTGATGCATAGTTATATGTAAATCCGTCACCAGCTCTATAAACTGTATTAGATACATAGTCTGGGCTACCAACAGTTTCTAACCAACTGTTAAATTCTGAAATCATTGTTTTAGAAACTTGTCTTCTAGTAAATCCAGTATTTCTATTTTTACTAGAGACATAGTCTGCAATATTAAAAATATTTTCGTTATAAGGAAGTTTTAAATTATTATAAATTCTTTTTTCAAGATCTAATAACAAATTGTCTCTAAAGTCTCCAAAGCATCTCCACAAAGATCCGTCATGTCCTTGTAGCATTGCTCTTGCACCTTCATATTCAGAATATAGTTGACTGTCATTAGTAGCATGATTCATTGTGCCGTTTGGCATGTAAAATAATTTATTACTTCCTGCAAATATATGAACATGGGCTGTGCCGTTTCCGCTTGCGGCAATATCTGCTTGTTGTGCTGATACTTCATCAGTGTATAACGGATAGAACCAACCAACTTTTCCTTTATAAGACAGTGTTGTTGTTTCATCTCTGCCATATATTTTATAAGGACCTGTTACGTCTGTTGGTGTTTTAATATAAGTGTCGTCTAAAAATATTTCTGGAGTAAACTTAGGATACAATCCTAACTTAGTAGGAGTTGGCGGAACCCAACAACCATCAGTTGAAACATATTCATAAACGTCTAATACATCTCCAGCACTTGGAGCATTTAATAATGTTAAAAATCCATCTGTACTAACTGTATAGTCTTTGTTAAGTACTAGTTGTTTTTCATTTAAGTATGCTAATACTGCTTTTTCTGATAACGTTGTAAAGTCAATACCATTCGCTAGTGAAAATATTGTTTGTGACTCATCTTCAATTGCATGTCTTACTGTTGTTTCGCCACCGTGTGCTAACATATCACTAAAGTAAAATGCATCTTTATTAGTTTTGTTTAAATTAAGTTCAGTAAGTACTTTGTCAACATGTACTTTATCGTATCCTTCAAATCCAAGATCATTTGCTGTTCTTAAAAATTCTCTCTTAAATTTAATGTATTCAAACCCTGACCATTTCATAGCTTCAATAGCATCATAGTCTTTATCTGTTAAATTATATAATGCAAGATTAACTGGTCCACTATGTTGTACAAATTTTAAACCGTACTTTGATGGAGTGCCTAAATCACGTAAATTACTAACACCTGGATATAAGCCTTTGAACCCGCTTACATTATCAACAATACTATCAACATGATCTAATACTTCGCCTAGTGTAAAAGTTGTAACGTTTTCGTTCTGCGGATTTTTTTCAAAGTTGATTGGAAATTCGTAATGTCCTAATCCTTGTATTTTTTTAGCACTTGATGTTGTTTTTAAAACTAACTTATCACTTTCTACTAAGTCTGTATAAAATGCAACATATGCATATCCGTTAACTCGATTGATTGTGTAATCGACGCCATCTCTTTTACGAGTACTGTTTACATAAACTTTAATGTCTAAATCATTTAAGTTACCACTGTTTAAATAAACATCAATAATAAAATTATTTGTTCTTTCTGCAACTGTAAATTGTTCAACAACTGGTTGTTTAGATTTAGTTGGTGCTTTAGTCCATCCTGATACATTTGTGTATGAAGTTCTGCCAGTATATTGTCTTAATAGTGCAGTGTCAGTACTAACTGTAAATACATCAGCAACTTCGTCATATTGATACGTGTCTGCTAATAAGTTAAAGTCAAAAACAATATCACCGCTATTTTCAATGGTTCTATAACTTAACGGAAATCCTAATTGAGAATCGTTAGTGCCTGTTCCAACTTTATAACTAAACACTTTGTTACCAGCAAATGTACTTGACTCTAGTGTAGAAAGTTGTGCTCCTGCATCATTATACAAATCAAATAACGGTTGTTGATTAACTTTTATTTTATCTTGTGTTTGTTTCCACGTAGTACCGTTATAATAAAAAATCTTACCTTTATAGTTTGTGCCTGCTTTTACAAGAACTGTTTCATTTGTTAAAGGAGTAGTATCTGTAGTTTCCTTTAGTGCAATTTGAGCTTGGCCATTCTGACTAATAAAACCTACTTCATAAATTTTACCAGCAACAAAACTATCCGGATCTGCTGTAAACAATACTCGCATACCTGTAACTAATTCAACACCGTCAACAAAGTAACCTGCTTGTCCTTCAATATTTGAAAACACATCTTTAGTAACTGTATCAACTACGTCAACTGATGTTTTTGATTGTGTACCAAAATTATAAAGTTTTAGTCCTGCGTCAAATTCAATAATTGGTCTTGTAGCTCTATAAGTTTGATCTAGTACTACAGGAACGTTATTAACTGCCGCAATAGTTTCGATGACACTTTTGTGTGTCCATTTATTATAACGCGACCATTGGTTTCCATCTTTTGATGCTTTGTTAACAACAATATAATCTTTTAGGATAGCGTATGAAGTTGCATCGTCAAAAGGTAATGCACTAAATCCTTGTGCATCAAATTCTGTTGAAACGTCGGTTAAATAATCGGCAGTAATAACTAAATCTTCTTCTGCTATTAATGTAATAGATTCTCCAACACCTTCAACATACCAATTACCTTCTCCGTATTTGGCTGGTGTAATTGTTCCGTAAAACTTTACTTTCATGCCATTAGTTAATTCGTAACCATTTTGCATAGTATAAGTTTTCTTACCAATAATTTCTTCGCCTACATTAAGTTGTGTATTATCTCTAATATCCTTAATAATGATAAGACCTGATGCTTCAGGATCGTTTCCGTTTGTATAATATAACGCATCGGGTGATTCTAAATCAACTGTCCAAGTAATACTACCTTGCTCTACTTTTTGTTGGCTAACACCAATGTTATATAGGTTTGTATCATCGTTAATACTATTACTAGTTCTAATACTCAAAGGCATATCAATAGCATCTATATCAAAGTTATACGTTTGGCCTCTATACAAAGTAAGTGTTGGATTACTTACTTTATTTTCTTTGCTAAAAATATAAGAATTATTATCTACATTATCTTGTCTAGCTACTGCAAAAGTACTAATAATATTTCGAGCTGTTCCGTAAACTGGAACTTCGTTAGGTCCTGAAGGTAACCAATAGTATTCTCTAAAGTTTACAAACTTGTCCCAATTAATATGAGGATCCCAAGCATAATATTCTTGTGAACTGTATAGGCTGTGATCAATATTGTCTGTATTTCTAATTTTACTACTGTTTATATAATCTCGATAATCACCGTAGTACGTTGTATTACCTAAGTTATCTGTAACTGTTGCAATAGGTTCAAGTTGATAGTCTTCTCTCTCTGCTGAAACATCAGAAACGTAATTGTCAGTGGACTTAAATGCCTTTGCATCTCTACGGCCAATATAGCCATCAATCTTTTCAATTGACCCGGGTTGCGTTAGCTGATCAATTGTGCTACTTAGAAACTTTTTGTTTGCTGTTGTTCTAAAATATCTTGGTAGTAAATCAGCTGTTCTTCTTTTTGCATCCCCGCTTGTTGGGATTGGGCTTTCATCTTGTGCCATTAGTATCCATAACCTCCGCCGCCGCCGGAGCTTCCGCTTCCACCGCTTGATCCTGAACTACCTGAACTACCTGAACTACTCGAACTTGTTGTAGTTGTAGTTGTTGATAATGCTTGACTCTTAATTCCTGTATTAATAGTTCCTGTAGATGTAACTACATTTCCTGCCGATTGGATTCTAGATGCTGTTACAGAATCAATAATTTCAATATCTTCAACTGTAGCATCGTTAATAAAGATCTCGTTATTTTCTGCTTTAACTTCATATAAACTTCCAAACCCTTGATTTGCTTGTTTGGGTACTAATAAAATATTAACAACATCTGGTGCTGTTCTATTCATTATATGTGTTGCAAGTTCAGTAAAATGGAATGTATTTCCAAAATCCCAGTTTTGCAAACTAAAGAACGAATTAATTGCACTAATCACTTGTGTTTTTACTTCATTGTTATTAACTACTTCACTGCTATTCTTTACAATTTTAAATGTTGCTTGTAAATTCTCTTGTGCATGCACACCAAATAAAGGCTTATATTGTACGGAATGATAAATTACTTCATCACTAATTGATTTATACTGGCCAATTTCTGCACCGTAGTTTTGGAATAATTCATCTGTACTTGGTGGTAAAGGTTCAGTAGCAATCGCTCCACTAATATACTTCCTATAGTTTTGATCGTATGTTTGTGTAAGCATATATACATCAATAATATTACTTACACTTGGATCAATTCTATTACCATCATCTGCACTATGTACATACTGAAATTTAAGATCTGATCTGCCAACGTGTGCTTTATAATCTGCTGTTACTACAAGGACACTATTAGTTAGTACTTTAAAGTTATCGTTATCAATAATATAAAAAACTTGGCCTGTTGAATACTGACTGTATGCTCCAATTTCAGTTTCTGTTGTAACAGTTTTAATTGCAGTACCTGCGTTATAATAATTATATTTGTTAAATCCTTGATCCGATGATTCTTTCTTTAAGAAAATATATTTTGTAGATGTATTTGTTAAAGGTGCAACTACAGCATCAAATATGTCTGGATCGTCGATACTGCCATCATCATTTAAATCAAAGAAACTAACTTCTACTTTTTTGCTGTTAATATATCCGTCTGTGTTTCGAAAAGCATTAACAATTTCCCAATTAACATCATTATTAAATGGTGTAAGTTCGTCAGGCTTAGTATTAAAGTTCATAATTGCAACTTTGTCTTTTACTAACTGTCCTGTTTGTGAATCGTAAATTTTATTTTGTCCATCAAAGTAAAAAGAAAGTTCTTTATCGCTTTCAAAAATATATCTAAGTCCTCTATTTGTAACTGTATATTTTTCTCCGTTTGTTTCGAATAATATTAGCCAACTTGAGTCAAGTTGATTATTTGTTACATCACCTGTTTTACCATTACTAAACACATCTACTGTGTTTAAATTTTCGTTAATAATAATACGCCAGTTTCTTGTAACTTGATCATATCTTAATGCAAAAGTTTTATATGAAAATACTTGATCAATAATTTGTGATCTAACATCTGTTGAAATGTCTTTTACTAGTTTTGGTTTAACTTCTTCTAGTATACTGTTTGCAGGTAATATTTCATTAAACACAACTGGTCCAAAACCTGTTGCACTGTTAACACTTGTGCCTGCACCATCTACGCTTATAACTTTTACCCATTTATATGTACTTGCGCCTTTTGCTGATGCGTTACTTGTAAGCTCTCCATTACCAATAAAATAAAATCCTACTGGTGGTTTAAATTTAAGCAATGCTCCAGCTTCTACATATTTTAAAGAACCGCCTGTAAATGTTCCAAGTTGATATGCAACATCATTAATATTATTTAATAGTCCTGTTGAACTGTTAGTTGTCTTAGTTGACTGCTTCCATGTAGCATTAAGATCACTAACAATAATCTTAGCATAGTTTGCAAAGTAAAAGTTACTAATTGCTCTATTTTGTATAATAGGCAATATTGTATTTTCAATAGCGCCTTCAATATCTGTTTGAGTGCCAAACGTAAAAGACGTTTTGTTTTCATATGGCTCTCTATAAAGTATTCCATCACTGCCATATAAATTTGTACTAGAATATTTTCCAGTAGCATCTTTAAGATCAAAATATCTACTAATACCACTAGCAATTCTATTTGTTGATTTTACTTTAATAATTTCTTGATTAGTTGTTAAAGGAACAATATTATAATCTTCGCCAGTAACCATTCTATTTTGTGTATAGTAAGTTTGCGGAGCGTTAGTTCTAATACTTGAAGTTGTTTCACTAATAGTAGCATTAGTTACTGGTGTTTTAAGTTCTAAGCCAACAGTCATTGTTTCTGTTGTTCCTGCCTTAGAAAGATAAGGAAAACTAATAGTAATATCTGTTAATTCACTTGGAGCAATACTTAACGATCTATTAGCACTAGTTCTATAATAAACTCTAAATCCGCCTTGCGGCAAGTTACCAAATGTGCCGTCTGCAAATACTAAACTAATCTCGTCATCTGATCTAGTTTGTACAACATAAAAATCTTTAAGTTTTTTGTTTAAACTATTATAGATTGCATTGTTCCCTTCAGTTGAACTTACCTTTGTCCAAATTTTACTAGGAATACCATTACTGGTTAAACCATAAAGCCAAACATCAGTATCATTAATATTTTCTGCTTCAATTGAAATCCTTTGATTAGCTGACGGAGCTGAAACGTCAAATGCGTTAGATTTCAAACTTCCTTGTCTAAAATGTAAAAAATATCCTGAGTTTGAACTTCCTGAACCTCTTCCATCTTCTCTATATAAAAATGCTAGACTATTCCCCGGTACAGGATTTTCTTCTGTTATTACATTAAAGTCAGTATCAATACCTGTTGATACAATTTCAAATTGTGTTGAAGAACCGTTAACTGATTTACTAAAAGTATATATAGGAACATCGTTACCTGTAGATGTAAATCTATACTGTTGTGTAAGTACTCCATTAATTGCTTTGGTTATTGATGGCTTACCGACTGTTCCGTTTTGTGGAAGTGCTGAATTCAACACACGCCTAAATTGTTCTGACCAGTTAGCATTACTAGGGTCATTCCAGATAATAGTTTGGTCTGATAAGTTAGTGCCATTACTGTCAATTAAATTTTCTGTAGTGCTTACTGTCTCAAATTTAAGTAGTCCGTTTGCACACTGATTACGTCTAGGATTATATGAAAGCATACGAGCTAAACGGAGAACTGATTCTCTACGTTCTGCTAGTTCTAAGAAGTTCTCTCTTGCGTTTAGGTCAACTCTATAACTAATGTTCTGACCTAAGAATGCAATCATATCAATTAGTGCAAGGTACTCTGATGTATCTACATAATCGTTAAAATCTTCTGGGTAATTCTGTCTTAGATAGGTAATCATCGCCCGTCTAAGTGTGTCAAAGTCGTAACTACGGAATTCCGCATTACGGTAGCTTTGATATACTTTTTGCCAATCTTCTGCAAGTAGCAATCTATTTTGTCTGTCGGTTGATGACATAGGTTATCCTTCTTTAAACTCTACTGTATTTATTGAAAACAATAATACTAGTAGTTAATTGTGTCACGACAATCCAACGCTTTTATCAAACTGTAATCTTAGTTGTTCACTAATATTGTAGTCTAAGTACATCAACGTACATTCTATTTGTAATCCGCTTTCGTATTCCGAAACTTGAACTCCTGTAGCTCTAGTTCTTGGATCGTAATTTACAATATTTGTAACATTTTCTGTAATTGCGTCTTTTAGTTGTGATGTTAATGGCTCGTATAAGGCATCCCAAATAATACAACCAAATCTAGGATCAGATAACTTTTCTCCTTGGCGTATATTAAGATGATTTAATAAATTTTGTTTAATTAATGAAACATCAAATTGTTGGAAAGAATTGTTGTCAGGATTAACTGTGCTGAATCCTCTGTATGCCTTCTGTGATACAGGGGGTTTTGACTGCCTTTTAGGAGTAATTTTAATTGTTTTGTATAAATCTGTTGCCATATTAATATTTACCTTATTTTATCCGCCGGCGAAAACATTAGGACTGCCAGCCGCTACGCTTGTACAACCTGATATCGCATCTCCTATTCTGCCTGTTCCTTTGCCATTTGTAAAAACTGTTGTTGATCCTACTGCTATTGGTGCGGCATGACTTGGACATGGTACAGGAGGTAGTAAATGTGAAGTATTATTATCACCCTGTCTACTTACAGATATTCCATTTGCAAATACATCACCTGATCCTTCTGCTCTAGTCATACCCGAACAGTGAGCTACATCTGCATCTCCAATTCTAGTTACTGCGGGCACGTTCTATCTCCATTAATGTTTCTAATCTATCTGGCCATTGTGCAATTTCTTGGTGTTGTTCTTCAGTATGTGGCTCAGGGGGTACTGAAGGATTGAATTCAATTATGTGATCAAAGTCTAGAGGAATATCCTCAAAATTTGTGTACGTAAAAAGTTCATTGTTTTTCATTATTACAAATTTATGCATTACTGTACCTGCGACGTTCCTGCACCTTTATCTATAGGTGTCGTTGTTGTTAGACTTGCTAATGGTGTAAGTTCATTATTAATGATTTTTTGATAGAATCCTTTTCCTAATCCAATTCTGCTTGCTGTGTTTGAACCGTCTGAATCAGCATATCCGACTGCTTTTTTAAATTGTGATCCTAAAGAACTAAAATCTGCACTTGTCCAATCTACACTTTTACTTTTTAAGTATGCTACTGCAACTTTTGTAGCAACTGTAGGATCGTTTGCCATGTCAGCATTGTTGTAAATATCAACACCTGCTAGTCCGCCATATTTTTTATAGTTATTTGTTCCTGTAATTTGTATAAGTCCTCTACCTCTATATCTAAATCCGTCGCCTGTTTCTGCAGAGCCGTTGCCCATTCTATTTCCGTATACTGAGTTTGCAATAGCAGGTGGTCCACCTGCAACAAGTGTTTCAGCTTTACGCTTGCCTGCTGATCCGCCAAATCTATTTGGCCATACACGCTGTAGAGTTGATACTCTATAGTTCATATTTTCTGACCTTGGTTCAAAGTTACATTCTTTTTGTACTTGGGCACACGCCATTGCTAGTGCATGAGCATTTGTTGATTTCCAAGTTAATGGATCTAATCCTAAACCTTTTATAAGTTCACTTAAGAAATAACGTTGCATATTGTCAACAGGCACAGGATCTGCTGGCTGGTTACCTGATGCATTATCTGTATTTTTAGTTGGAATTTTGTCAGCATCAAACGTTTCTTTTACACGCTCACCTGTTACTGGATCTTGGATATATGCATCTTGTGCATTATAGATACCTGATGTTTCTGAGTAATCAGGTATATCACTATCTTTATCAATCTGAGGTTGTTGTAATCTAACTTCTGGTGACGGTGATAATATACTTGCTGTAGCACTAGGAGTATGTCCTGCTGGATTAATGTTTTCGTGTCCGTCCCATGGTTCGTGTCTTGGAATACGTCTTGGTCTGTTTGCTTCAACTGCAACACTTGCTCTAAGTGCATCTGCTGTTACTCTTAATGGATTTCCGCTTGCATCATTCATAACTACATTATCTTTATCAAGCACTCGGCTAGTATTATCTATTACTGAATTAGTTACCGGAAAACTAAATGCATCGCCAACTCTATCGGCAACATCTGCTGTTGTTGCAGGCACTGTACTATTCATGTGTATTTGTGATGCAGTTTCTGAATGTGTTCCTACACTTAAAATAGAAGTTAATGTTCCTGCATCTAATTTATTTGCAAGAGTACTTTTAATTTGTGTACTTGCTCCACTAGTAAATTTATTATCGCCTACAGTATTCAAATTAAATGCACCATTTACAGTTTGTCTATAATCGCCAACTACTTTACTGTGTAAGTTTGCGTTTATAGCAATATGTCCATCTTGACTAACTTGTAAATTATAATCTCCACTAATAGTAGAACGCTGTGTTCCTTTAATTTGAATATCTTGGTCGCTACCTACTGCAACTGTATGATTATTACCTGTCCATTCGTTTTTATCCATTCCAACAAATGTAGTTTCGTTTTTATTTGTTTTAACATCTCTATCATTATTAACCATTAACTTATAATTACGTCCTGCTGTAAAGTTAATATCTTTACCAGACTCAATGTTTATATCTCTATCAGCTTTTATGTTAAGATCTGTTTCAGTTCTTAGGTTAATACTATCTTGTGCATACACATCAATTTTACCATTTGATGTTAATTCAATCCATGCTGTACCATTTGCATTAGCAATGTAAATTAAGTCTTCTGTGTTGTGTAATAAAATTTGATGCCCTGTTCTTGAACGTAATCTAATATGTTCATTAAACGGTAATGTAACATCTGACTTACTAATATTATCAGGAGTATTCTCAATATCATAATATAGTGCGGGATTTTCTTTTGCTATTCCATTTCTAAGAATAGTAGGATCTCCGTCATCCATTGTAAATGCAGATCCGCCTAGTCTGCTTCTAAACATATAAGCTGAACTTCGTACATCTCCATATTTTCCTTTTGGCTTGCCGTCACGTTTATCTAAAGGTCCTGGAGTATTCCAACCATAAACAGTATTAGGAATGTCACGTCTTGAACTTGTAGTTGTTGTTCCTCTAATAACATCTTGTTCAAGACCTTGTTTTGCAAGTGTCAAAGACATCATGGGATTAATAGGTCTTGGAAATTTGTCTGGATTATTTCCTTTACGTACATCTAGAGGTCCTGTTGCGTTAGCTCCAATACTTTTATTAAATTCTCCTACAGGTAAACTTTTACCTTTGAAGTCCTCTA